TGTAGTCCTGGGCAAGAAGGCTGCACAGGAACCCGTATAGCTCCCGCGGACGGTCTTTCGTTGCCACCTGGACGGTGACTCTTCCAACCTGTCCCTTTGGGACCTCTTCTCTCCAGTCAGACGCTTGCAGCGAAAGTCTCGGCTCCATGGCTCCTCTGTGGCATTTGCATCTTGGCGGTGGCATAGACAAACACATCCTCTGGGGCAATCTCTCTCATACATGGAGCAGGAGACCGCCGAACTCCCATCTCCCTACGTCCTCTGAGGTGTTCACCCCAACCACACGTCGTGGTCTTCTCGAACCAGCATTGACATCCACGTTCCGCCGAGGTGGACACTACCAGGCAATCGGGGTAGACGGGATGCACAAACTCAGGGCCCCAGGGCGTAGATCCAGTTGGATCCAACCACGCATCTGTGGGGCCGAATAGCGCAATACTTGGAACCCCCAACGCTGGCGCCAGGTGATGATAGGCGCTGTCAGGACTGATGATGAGATCCATCTTGGCAGCCAGGGCCGCACTCTCTCGGAACGACTGTTTCCTGAACGCTGTCGTGTGATCGTTCTCCCACATCAGCTTCTTGTTCTTTCCAAAGAGACAGCAATGCACCCCTTCCTTGGCTAACAGTTCCTGGAGAACCTTCCAATGTTCGAGAGGCCAGTCCTTCTCAATGTTTGCTGAGCCAGTCTGCAATCCAACCAGAGGCACCATTCCTCCAGGAGTTGGAAGACCCAGCTCGTCCCACTGCCAGTTCGCCACCTTCCTTTCGATGGGGGTGATTTCATAGACAGGCTGCGTGATACCGTCGTAGTCAACTCCTACAGCTTCACACCACATCTCGATACGGTGCATTCTGATGTTTGGAGCCTGTGCCCACTCGACTTTCATCTCAGGACCGAGCATTTCAAAGCACAGATCGTAATCTCTCCATGCCAACTTCCTCCACCACCGTGATGGAGGTCCCTGCTTGGTGTTGAACTGAACGTAGTCACACTCGTACAGGGTTCGGATATCGGGATGGCCACAGATAGCCTGGATGTAAGGCGATGGACAGAAGAAGTCGATCTTGATATCGGGGTGAGCTTCTTTGAAGAGGCGGACAGCGACGGAGATACAGAGTACGTCACCGAACCCGCCCTTGGGTCGAATGAATGCCGCGTCCACTGTTCCTCCCTCGTGTGTAGGAGTGCCCCGGTCACGGCCTTGGGGGGCATGGTTTCGTGACCGGGGCAGGGTCCCTACGCTAAGCGCTTCTCGCGCTATGGGTTATCAGGGAGTAGGAGTGACATCCCTCGAAACGACACGATCAGGATCGGTCGGTACGGGCAGGACGTTCTCCTTGTAGTAGACCCTCACTTCCGCAGGGTCATCGTTGAACTTGGTCCAGACAGCAGGACCCATGACGACGTCGAAGTCCTCTCCACCCTTCTTGGGCCGCAGACACTCACCCTGGAGCAACTGGAAGCTGTCCCTCTGGGAAGGCTGAGGCAGGTAGATCACGGTATCGTCGGGGATGAACGGGTAGGTGTCTCCCGCAGCATCGGCCCAACGATTCTCGTAAACGTGAGCATTCTTCTTGTCGATGCGCTTCATCTGCTGCTCCTCCAGAAGCGCGTCCTTGGTCTTGTCGGACACCCACTTGTAGACCTCGGTGTTACCAACCAGGTAGCGGTTGGTCGTGAGGTTCATGTAGACGTCCGTGGCGACAAACCCAGAGTCCTGGACCATGTAGTCGCCAATTCCCTGCCACGTCTCTTCGGGGGTCGTCGGATCCGACAGGATCTTCGCGGAGTTGTCACTCCAATCCAGTGTCGTGTTCTCACCCTTGTGCGTGGCCTTGAACTGGAAGTCGATGTCGAACTCAACGCTCTCGACACCGTCTGTGTCCTCACCAAGATCCATCGTGATGGAGCCCTGAAGGGCATCCCAACACGCCTTTTCAAGGAGGTTATCCCTGAGTGCCTGCAGGAACGCAAGCTGTTCCTTGATGTGGTTCTTCGCTCGCTGCGTGGCGTTCTCGTTCCCTGCCTTGCCGGACTTAACCCACAAGAGGAACGCTTCGTCCAACGCAACGGAGAGGAAGATGTGCCCGAAACGAGCAGCCATTTCCCTCTTACCCACAGGATCGACTCGACGTGCAGACCGTCCCTGGACATTCCACGGCGCCAGCCGTCGTGTTGCCCTCTGGATGGTCCACTTGGCGATATCGGTCCCGCCAATCTTCTTCGGCGTGAAGATCTTCAGGCCCTGGAGACTCTCAGCATGACCCATCTGATTGATCTGCCACGTGAGTGCATCGGCCTTCAGATCAACGAGTTCTCCGACAGTATGCATTGACCATCACCTCCCTATCTATAGATGATCTTCGACCCGATCTCGGAGGCCTTGGCCGCCGCATCCAGACCGATCAGACGGTTTTCGATTAGGATCCCACTCTGGATGATGCAGCCGACGTGCTGATCCACAGGCGTCACCTCATCGAGGGCACCGTTCAGCATGTTGACCTGATCTCCCAGAACTCCCGCGAACACCTCGGTACCATCCTCAGCAAGAGGATCGTACTGGGCGAACTTCCCAGTCGCGGTAATCTGTCCGAGACACAGACCCTTTCGGAGGGTCGTGGTCGGGGTACTACCCGCGTCGACAGCAGCGGCATCGAGGATACCCTGCCTGTCAGCGAGTCGATTCATGCTGTTCACACGAATCCTTGTCCCGATAGTCTCTCGATCTCTCAGGATACCGGCTCGCGTAACACCGAATTCATCTGCCATTCGGATTCACCTCCCTATTCCGCCTCGTCGAGCGGCTTGTCGCGTAGCGACGTCTCTCCCCCACCATTGCCATCGTCCTCGATCTCCCGACCCATCTTGACCCCAGCCACTACGACTGTGTCGAGGAAGGCAGACAGATCGCTCTGCCAAGCCTTTGCCTCTTCCTCGGTCGGGCTATTGTCGAACACCCTGTCCACGATTGTGGACAACTTCTTCACGCTGTCAGGCGTGAGTCCCTTCTCCACCCTGGCATCGATATCTGCCACGATGTCTTCCTTGACCTGCTCGACTCGGGCGAGCTGGACCTTGCCCAGTTCCTCATCCTTCTTGGCGAGGTCGGACTTCAGGCCCTTGTTCTCTTCCTCGAGACGATCCAGCCTGGCAGTGAGGGCCGAGAAGTCCTGCCCTTCACCATCCTTCTTCCTCTTCCCATTCAACATCCTGCGACTCCTTCCGAGCTTTCCTCGTTTCGGTGGACCCACATACTCGTAACCCCCTTCGGTCTTCGACAACTTCACGAACCCAGTCTGACTCTCGATGACTGGGAACAGTGTCACGCTGACCTCATCGATCACGGACCTCCACAAATTCTCGTGGCCGTCCTGCACATCCTGCACTGAGATCGAGACGTCGCGGATCTTGCCTTCATCGATCCGCTTGGACCAGTCGTCTCCGATCTCCAATTCTCCAAACAACCCCCACAGCTTCCTGCCACCCTTTTCGACCTGCTTCACTGCAAGATCAACAAGCCATCCGATCCCGCTCTCTGCATTCATGGCGTGATCCTGGATGACAGGAATCTTCAAACCAGCAGCGATCATCTCGGAGAACTTCTCGACGAACCTGTCCAGATGACCCCTCTTCAGTTTGATTTCCACTCCCGTCTGAGGATGGACCCACAACCCCTCATGGATCAACTCCTTGCGGTAGCGATTGGCTTTCTTTCCATCGGGCCTGGGCTCCAGATCAAGTCTCTCGAAGTCAGAGGCGTCGGGACATGGGAGAACTACATTGGCCATGTCCGCTGGAGCTTCATAGCTGATCGGAGCGAAGTTGTTGGTCTTGAGCCACTCAAGCGCTTGCTCCTTGGTGAAGGTCGATGTCTCGAAGCGGATTGCTTGAACCTCAGACTTTGTCTCTCCACCAGCAGCCTTCAGGCCATAGACCACATGGATACCGTTCCCGAACTCGTCCTTCTTCATTCGGAAGTCGTCGAACTGGTCAGGACTCTTGATGCGGAAGCTATGCAATCCAGCAAACGGCATATTGAACTCCCAGGTCAAAGTGGCTCTTGTTGTTACTCTGACCTGAGACTACACAACACCTTGTGGCTGCTGCAACCCCCCTACAGAAGGCACCCTTCGCCGTGGTCGTGGTCGGGACCGCACTTGGTACTCAGAAGTTCCTTCGGAACAAAGTACTCATCGGCATAGCGATCGATGTGTTCCTGGGGGGGGCGCTCGAACTCAGGAACCTCTCCCATCCTGGCGAACTCCGACTTCTTGATGTAAACCACATCGCACACACAGTTGTGATGCTGTGGCGGTAGGTATGCAAAGAATGCAGGGTTGTCCTTGGTGACAATCTGCCCTCCAAGGTCCTCACAGAACGGGCATGGGTCCACCTGTGCAATGAACTCGACGGCCACAATGGGATCATCCTTGGGCGCTCCATCCACAGCTCCAGTGAGTTTCCCAGAGTGGAAGCCGCGCCATCCCTCAGCAACAGCCGTCACCTTGTTGGATCGGTTCTTGAGACGCTTCTCCACGCGCTTTCGGATCTCGTACTGCACTTCCTTCGCAGTCTGTCCGATCTTCACTCCCTGGAGAGCTGCCACGTTTGCTACGCGCTTCACGTTCTGCGCTCGGTCCTCGGCCAGGCCCTGAGCTGTGGCAGAGAGAAGCTGTTTGTCTGCGGCTGGAATGTCGGCCACCATGTTGACACTGAACTGTTCCGCTGCTGCTTGTCGCCCCAGGTGATGAGAATCCTCCAGGTACTCCTGCAGGGCCTTCTGGTACGGGCCAGACGGCACCTCGATCTCTCGGATAGCCTTTACCTGGGATGCCCGAGTCTTCTGTCCGAACGCCTTATCCAACTGCTTGTTCACTGAGGCGAGCTGTTCCTCCAGGATAGGGTCCGCCACGTTTTGCTTCCACGCTGCTGCTCTCTTGGAGATCTCCCTCTCGTATTTCTGGCGACTGCCTCGCGGTGTGGCCAACCGAATACTCATATCCTCCTGCGACTCCTCCTGTGGAGGGGCCTCCTCGGTCTG